GAAGTTGTCAAAAACTGTACATTGAAGCATGCCAGCAAAGAACTAATAGTGTCACTTTACAAGCAAATGTATGCCTACGCAGATATTTACGAGCTATGTGACAAGGATTATTCGGCGCACGTGTCCGTTGATATCTTAGACGATGACGAAAATGGTGTTCCATTTTCTGAAAGTGATTTAAAAACATTGTGGGGGGACAAGAAAAATTCCGTAGCAGAATTTCTACTAATAATGTGTTATTCTGGATACCGGATATCCGCCTTTTACACAATGGAAGTCAATCTGCTGGATGGGTATTTTAGAGGCGGGGTGAAAACGGCGGCTGGGAAGAATCGTATAGTGCCTATACATCACTCTATCCGCCCCCTGGTCGAAAATCGTCTTAATTCTGACGGTTGTTTATTAACCGTCAGTAAGAGTACATTTCGGAAGCAAATGTATGCATATCTCGAATCTGTGGGAATAGATCGACACACTCCTCATGACTGCAGGCACACGTTTTCAGCTTTGTGTGAGAAATACAAGGTAAATGAAAATGACAGAATGAGGTTGTTGGGGCATGCATTCACAGATGTAACGAACAAAACATATGGCCATAGGACTATTAACGAATTAAGAGACGAAATCGAAAAAATCAAAATTCCAATTTGTGACTAACTTGTGACTAACCGCCCCTGCTTATTAGTATTTCATACTATCTAACATAGGCTTTCAAATGTCATACAAACCCTTATTTTACAAGGTATACACCCGTTTTTCTTTATATTTACTGCTTTTGCAAATATATCGAATTTTTAATAAATTCTTAACCAAACATGCTTTAAACCCTAGTATTTCCGTTGCGTTTGTGACTAACGTGTGACTAACCTAATGATACCAATTGCATTGATTGTTGTTTATTTTTATCCAAGTAAGAGAGATGATACAATATAGTTTAAAGGCTGGCGGATACATTCTGTCAGCCTTTTATGTCTGGTAATAATGCAACAAATAACATAAACTGTCGAAAAACATCTAGCCCTATTTCTTGCGCATCCTCGCGCCGGGAGTTATAATGCAATTATAGAGATGAATAAGATATGATAGCGGAATGGCCGGTACTGTAATGGTGTCGGTCATTTTGCGTAACAGCACCACTGGATTTACAAGGTGTATCAAAAGGAAAAGGCCAGTGTATTTTCAACCGGCCTTTTGTGTTACTCAATTTTGTTCTCCGCATCTTCGAGTCCCCTATCTGGGTCCGATACTATCCGTATCGCGTTTTCCAACCCTGTAAATCTCTTATCGCTCATGCCTTTGATTTGATCTATCATGTGCATGACTTCCCCGTGATCGTCCCTCATAGCTGCTCTTCTCAGCTTTAAAAGCGTGTTCTCCATATCTTTCTGCCATTCTTCCGCCCACTCACTCATAATTTCCTGCTGTTTTTGATATGTCTTTGCCCTCTTTAATTTCATTGATATTGACATATGCTTTTTCTTTCCTGTTTTCTTTTCTTCAATTATTATCCCATTTCTTTTTGCAGCTTCTCTAACAAACTCATTCATATTTTTGTCCCCTATCTGTGATAATCATAATATTATTATAAATGATATCTTGACATATTGAAATCAAAATGTTATATTTTAATCAATAAATACATGGTTCCCTTCGGCTAGTACACAGTGCTGGTCGTGGATTGAAACGATTATCTTTTGGGTTTGATAATGACCATGTATAAGTAGCTACAAAAAAGAGGGCTGTCGCGACAGTCCTCTTTTTGTATGTATCACCTCTATTCCAGTCGTTTTAAGACTTGGAACTTATATCCTATCTCTTCAATTTCTTCCACCGTCAGGATTTTGCCTTCCGGTGGACGTCCATTGAGCTTAAATACAAGCGCCGCCTGTCCAACCTCCTGTGTAAACATCTGGCGATTTACTGGGATCTCTGTCCCCAAAAGGGTTGTCATGATCTCAGCGGTTGACTGATGCCCAATTGCCGAGTCAAGATTACCAGCATGGTCAGATACTATCCTTCTGGCATCATCCAGTGTGATGTCAATAAGTCTGTAGGCACCTGCTGTCGTTAAAATGCTCGTGTTAAGTAATGCTAATTTTCCCATAATTTTTTCTTCCTCCCCTTTACCCTGGGGGCAAGGTAATTTGGCTTTAGCCTATGGCCGCCAGGGGAGTTGCACCCCTGGTACGCTGTCCGGCTCACTTTATTCGATATACAAAGCGTGCTCTACTAGGAAGTCTGTAATTTTATCCAAAGGAATTGAATAGATATTGATCTCTCCACGAAACATTTCATAGCCGTATATTTCTTGATAGACTACGCCTTCACGATCTGGTTCTGTGGCTGGAAAATGGCCTGCGTCGCTGTATTCTTCTAAAGCTGCCTCGACCAATTGTTCGAGTGCATTTTTTGCATTTTCTAGACTCGAGAACACTCCTCGAAGGGTTATATGGCGATCTAAGCTATATATTTCTTCTTCGTTACTTAATATATCTATTACCACATATATATTTTCCATATCTTCTCTTTCTCCCCTTTACCCTGGGGGGCAGGTGATTTTATTTTATTTTATTTTTTTTCCATAATTCCCTCTTTCTCTATTTTTCCTACTTTTCACTTACATCTGTATCTCTCTTTCTTGTAAATGACAATCCGCATTGTGGACATATGACCACGTACTTGTCAGCATAAACATTAGCGTACATGTATGCACCACACGGGCATATTTCTCCGCAATTACCAATTTGGTCAATTAATTCTTCTTCATCCATATTTTTCCTTTCTCCCGGCGTTACCCCGCCGGGTGGGTGAATATGATATTTCATGCGGTTTCTGTTACAACTCCCATGTAACATTACCATACCAGGTTACCATTCTCTATATAATACCAGTCATCTCCGCCCCAGCATTCGTTCAGCAGGTCTTCTCCGGTACAATAGTGCTCATTCTCTACTTCTTCATATCTGATTTCAATTTCAAGCTGTTCAGCAGCTTCTTTTCTGTGGTGACCATCAATCAGGATGAACAGATCGTTTCCGTCCATATCCTGCATCTCTGCATTGATAATGGGGAGTGTTATGTACTCTTCGTCTTTAATCTCTTCCATCTTCTTATCTAAAATTTCATCATCTATAAATCTCTGGCTGCTGATTATCTTCATTTTGTTTCCCTCCTTTGTTTGTTCCCTTCCTTTATCTTGATTACATTATATCACTAAAATTAGTGAATGTCAATGCTATATTCACAAATATTTGCGATTTTTATTTGACTTTCTCCTATGCCTGTTGTACCATATATAAAAGGGAAAGATTTAAGGAGGGATATAAGTGCTGGAATATAAAATAGATATTATCGAAGAGTTGCGTAGCGTTGGCATAAATACAACAAAAGCCAAGGAAACTGGCATATTCGGTCAAGCTACGATGAAGAAGTTTAAGGAAAATGATACAAGCATATCCTTAGATAATCTGAATCGCCTATGCTGCATACTAGAAATGCAGCCCAGGGACATAATTAAATATGTAGAAACGGAAAATGATAGAGAAAAAATACTCTCAAAAATTAGGGATTAAACATTGACATTCACTAATTTTAGTGATATACTAAAGATAGTTAAAGAAGACATCCTTTAACGAATGACCGGGCAAGCGGGGAGAGGAGGAAACATGGAAGACAATATGACAGACAAACAGTTTAAGACAATATTGGAAATGTTCGGCATGATACTCGACGGTTGCAAGGACCTCGAGGAGGCCAAAAAGAAAGTAGAGAAACTGCTGGAAGAGCAAAAAAATAAGTCCGAATAGGACTTAGGAAGTACCAAGGGAGGGCGGGCTTGCCACCGCTCCCCCAGTAAGTAAATTATAACAAAGATAGATATAGATTACAAGGGGGATATAGGAATGAACGAAAGACACGAGAAAATGAGACGAGAAAACGGATATTTTGAGAGAGACGGCAAATTATATGTCCTGACACAGCAGGCATATCTCGACGGTTCAAATGAACATCCATATTATACTGCTGGCGCCATCTGTACCGCCGACGAGGTTGACGAAGACGGATGGCAACCGAATTATAAGGCAATTTGGGAAATCCTTGATTCTTACCGCCCGGAAGACATGCAGGAGGACTGTGCCTGCAACTGGTATGAACCAGACGAAATCGAGGAAAGTGGCGAATATAGTATCGAAGAGGATAGGTGCTGCTGATACGCAATTCAAAAAGGAAAAAGGCCATACATAAAGTATAAGCCTTTTTCCTTTACTAAAGCTTTAAAATAATTATTTCAATCCACATCCTCTCGGATGACAGCTAATGTATTAGCTGATATTATAGTAGCATTTTATTTTGATAAAGTCAACAATAAATGGGGGATAAATCATGAATAAAAGAGAAGAACTTTTGACTACAATGCAAGACGCTTTCATGCATGCCATGTGTGAGGGAGGCACAGAACTCACCGTATATTATGACAAAAATACGGGGAGATCCAGAGTATCACGGGACAGAAATCTTTTTTGCCCTGGAGAGGTTGATGTAGTAACATATGCGCCAGACAGCCGTTTCCCGTATACGGCTGAAGAAATCGAAGAATTTGGAGGCACCGAAGAAGAGGTGCTGCAGGATGACTGGTATAATGAATTTTTAGAGGAAGCCGAGAACATATTAAATATACTCCAGATCATAGATTAAAAACGATAGGAGGTGTTTTCTTGGCTGAAAAGAAAGATATCAAACCACATCACTCCCGTAAGCCAAAATACGACCTTACGGATCAATACTTTGGTTATTTACATGTATTGGAGTATTGCGGAGGGAGTCAATGGAAATGTAAGTGCAGATGTGGTAAAATAACTTATGTTGAGACTCGAAATTTATTAAATGGTATAACGCAGAGCTGTGGATGTAAACACCGGGAAATCGTGAAGCAAAAACGACGGAACAGTGTTGATCTGAGTGGTAAAACCATAGGGGCCTTTACCGTAATTTCCTATCACCACAGTGGTGAAAATAAAAATGTGTACTGGAACTGCCGCTGTAATGTATGCGGAAGTGAGTGCATCACCACCACCAACAAGATAAAAACAAATAAGTCTTGTGGGTGTCTGGTAAGGAAATCTCTTGAAATAGGGCAATATCTGTGCAGAGATTCCCACCAGGAAGGTACTTCTATCTATCAGATCTCAGATCTCAAAGAATATAAGACAAATACCACCGGTAAAAGAGGGGTATCATACGATAAACGAAGCAGCAAGTACACTGCCCGTATAACATTCAAAACCAAACGATATTGGTTAGGATCATATCCGACGTTTGATGAAGCAAAACAAGCGCGCGAATTGGCCGAACAAAATATTTATGGAGACTTTTTAGAATGGTATAAAACGGAGCATCCCAAAAGCATTAATAGTAATAAATGATTTGCTATTGACATGAGCGAAATCTTATCGCATAATAAAGTTGGAAAAGATACTATGTATGTGATTATGACACATACGAATCCCCGAAGAGTGGTGGCTCTTCGGGGATTTTTTGCCCTGGCTCACCACCAGGGCTTTTGTTTATTTAAGCGCTCCAGAAGAATCCGTATAGCACATCTTGCCGGACTTGTCGGCCATTTTCTGCATATTGTGTAAAATAATATCTGTTTTTGGCTGTCAAAATATTGTCAATTAATTGTCAGTATATTGACAACCGCTTCAAAAACTGCTATTATATACTTGCAGATAGAAATATGCTGTATACCCGCTCAACCGAATTAACGTTTAAGCGACATGTAATGTCGTCGGACGCGGGGCCGCCATTTGGCGGTTTTTTTACTATAAGGGGAAAAACATGGATTTGTTTATATATACAGATGAATCTGGAGTCTTCGACAAAGTACATAATAGTGATTATGTTTACGGGGGATTGATACTGTTTGGCAAAAATCAAAAAGAAGAATGTGCAAGAAAGTATTTACACGCAGAGCGTTGTATAAGATACAATCATTACTCAAAGGATGATGAATTAAAAGCCTCTTTTGTTACAAACAGAGAAAAAGGCAAATTACTACGTTCTTTAAACGCATATGTGAAATTCGGAGTAATTATAAATCAATGTAAAGTATTGGATTCAATATTTAGTGACAAAAAAACAAAACAACGCTATCTTGATTACGCTTATAAAATAGGATTAAAAAGATGTTTAGAGAACCTAATCTCCACAAGCGTTATCTCACCTGACAGTATCAACAATATGTATATATTCGCAGATGAACACTCAACAGCAACAGATGGTCGTTATGAGTTAAAAGAAACTCTTGAGCAAGAATTCAAACGCGGAACATACAACTTTAACTGGGATAGATTTTTCCCGCCCATATTTCCGCGCATGGGAGGTATTGTTTTACATTTTTGCAATTCAGAATGTACTCCTTTAGTGCGTGCTGCTGATATTGTGGCAAACAAAATATATAATTGTTCTATTAGTGGAAATTTAAGTGATATACAACAAAAAATACATATTGTACATTTACCTTAGCACACCAGCCCCGGCTCATCACCGGGGCTATTATTATGTCAGAAACTCGACGTCGAGCCAGGCATGTTATTATGCAATCAGACTCATAAATGTATTACGTCCTGCGATACCATCCACAGTAAGCCCGTGATCACGCTGATATGCTCTTACTGCCGCATCTAGGCCGCTGCCAAAACTGCCAGGGCACTCTACTCCCTGCGGGTTGTATCCTTTTAGCATCAACAGGATCTCGAGTGCTGTCACCATGTACTGACACTCTCCCTTGCATACATAGTGACTGCCTAACGCCCGCTCTGATGCGGGACCCCAGATACCGTCCACGACCAACCCAGCACGGTAATCCTGGTTAATACCTGTCTGCAACACCATGACTGCGCCTTTACGGGTTTTCGGCCCGTCATATCCGTCAACCAGGATGGCAGCGCCAGTGAAGTTATTACAGTGGATCTGGCCGTCTCTGATTACAGCATTACCGCCAGATATTGCCGGATTACTGGTATCCGGTTTTGGTGCTGGCTTTCTTCCGCCCGAAAAGTCTCGGTAACAATGGTTGACATCCACCTTACCTCCGTTACCGGTCAGTCCCGGCACGCTGCCAGAGCTGGTGTACTGCCAGATGTCCACATTCGGCACGTCAGGAGCCTTGGTACTGTACTTAGCCACCCATTTCGTGTACTTGTCCAGGGCGCTGCCGATGATAGTCTTATACCAGTTCTCATTGGCATAAATGCCGACTTGATAACCGGCAGCCTCTACGATATCGGCAAAAATTCTGGCTCCTCTGACAGCCTGTCGGCGTGTTCCTTCTTTTTCCTCTTCCAAGTCGTAGTAAACCGGATAGGATAATTTATAACCCTTGATACACCGAAGCACATGTGCCGCCTCGCTCCTGCTTTTTGTATCCGTGTCAGCATAGCTGTACAAATATACTCCGAACGGGATACCAAGTCTCGTACACTCATCTGCATTCCGTTTCCAGTATTTGTCGTCCTGGTTTTTCTGATCCATACCATACCCACAACGGATTATTGCCCCGTCGATATATTTTCTGGCCTGCTCCCAGTCAATCCTTCCGTTATGTTCAGACACATCGATAATTTTAAATGTTTTCATAGTCTTCCTTTCTTCCGGCATTGCGCCGGCGCAAATCAATCTAATAAAATAGGTACTCCATAATCAACACAGCACTGATGCTCTATCCTGCATCCACGGTATTTTTCCCATCCTGGGGCAAACACTGCCGCATCAGCCTGGCTTAATGCTTCTATACTCTTTGCCAAGCACATAAGTGCTCCCCACTCCGGGTTATCAAAAAATGTATCTAGCTCCTCTGTGTGTTCATACTGTTCTCTTACAGCAGCCATCAATTCTGCTCTTTCTTTCTGGATTTCGTCGTTGCTCCGCTCCCGCATAGGCTGTGAAATAAATATCTTCATAGTTGTGTCCTTTCCCCGGTCATTTGCGCCGGCGCAAAAAGAGAGCGACTACTCGCCCTCTTCTCCTGGTCCATTTTCTGCTTTTTTCTTTCCATCCTTGTCAATTAAGTTCCGCAGCATTTCATAAAGTCCCGTGCTTGCCAGACCTGAAATCATACCACCAAGCACCACCTCTGCGTTAATTCCGTTACTCATATTGATAAGTATTGCAATAATGGTGCCCATCGTAAGAGCGGCAAGAGGGATGTACCTGTTTTTTATTGCAGGTATTGCCGTCTTGATTACATAGCCCACCAGCAGGCAGATGCCTAATATTACCGGGTTGATATAGTTTGTCAAAAAGCTTAAGTCCATGATTAATACCTCCTATCGTACAACAAAGTTCTCCCATTTTTTATATGCATCCACATACGTCTCTTTTTTATCCCCGTTGTGAGTAATCTCGTAATACATGCCGTCTGACACCGTAGTGCTTACCAGGGCTTTATTGTTCTGCAGCGTTTTACAGCTCCACACAATAAATACATCCTCTTCGGTGATCTGTTTCCGATCCGTTTTGTCAGCGTGCTCATTAAAATAATCCATAACGGTTTTCTTGCATAATTCTAAAAATTCTTCATTATTCATTTTTTCATATCTCCTTTTCCAAATCCTCGATCCTATGGTTGGCAACCTTCATTTTCTCTTCCAAAATATATGTTCTTTCCACGACCGAGTTATGTTTTTCCACTTTTTTTGTAAGTTCTTCCAGCTTATATTCCATCAATGCCCGCGTTTTTTCCTGCTGGCTCTTGTTGCTTATCAGGCAGACAATTAGAGTAACGCCTGCAGAGATGCAGGCTGAAATAATTGTTTCCATTTGCATATCTCCTTATTGATTTTTGCAATAAAATAATACCGTTTCCGGCCTTGCTCTGATCTCATTATGTTTATCCACATCATCTGCATCGGCATATGGCCTGCAGTAGTATTCCGTCATATCCAACTCCTCCTCAATCTGGGACAGAGTTTTATTTCCCTGACCCCTGACAAGGAGTCTCAGGTCTGTGATGTGAGACCATAGCCTGGAGATGATACTTAGTTTTGTCATCATTCCTCAACCAGTTCCTCCATGCCGGAGTCCGCCAGAATCTCTTTTACTTTTTCTTTCAGCAGGCGCGGAACCTGCTCATAAGTTTTCTTTCCCAGCATGATCTGCTGCGCCCATAACATTGCCATCATTTCTTTACCGTCCTTTCCTGTTATCATAATCATGAGATTGGTTAATAAGTTACACATAGACCGCCTCCGACATTTCCAGCAGGCACTCTGTCAGCATCCTGATATTTTCGTCCTGCTCCTGGAGTTTCTGCTCCAGCGTCTTTTCCTGCAGCGGCTGATATTCCAGATACTTCTCCGGATTCTTTTCCACCGCTGCCCGGCTTATGTTCTCAGCTTTTTCCCTAAACTGGCGGAAATCATATTCCCAGTAGGTGTCCTTGGTTGTGTGCGTCTCTCCAAACTCGTCCACCTGGGAACTTTCATCAGTTACCTCCTGACCGTTAAGACAGATCGTCACATCAACCATGCCCTGATCAAGCGGCTGCCAGCGTACTGCTGGCTGCTCTGTTGTGAATCTTGCTTTCAATGTTTACCCTCCTTTTCGCGTATTTCATCAGCTGCTCTATTCCATACTTCGCTTTGAAGTAGTTGGAATCTGAATTTAAGAGGGGAAAGCCCCTCTGTCAGGCTGCCGCCTGCCATTCACCCCTGGTGCCGTTTGGGGAAACGCCGGAGACGAGATGCCAGTACGCGTACGACCAGCCAGCGTACGCAAAGAGACCCCAGAGGCCAGCAACCGCACCAGAGGACAAAACGCCCAGCGCAAGCCACTCCCTCTGGCCGGATGTTTCCGTATCTGTATAAAGCCCGTCAGCAAAGCCTGTGGTAGATCCGGCCCCCGTTCCTGTCGGAATCATAATCCCCAGATCCGTGTCTGTGGTTTCTTCGGATATATATCTCCAGTTTGCCGCCGTATATGCCACCTGTGCTTTTGCTTTTCTGTAGCTTGTCCTCACTGTCGCAATGTTGCTGGACAGCGTGCTGGCATCCTGGCACACATACACATCTCTGGCCGGGTTTCCGTCTGCTCCTGCCACAATATCCATGACCACATTGCCCAGCACCTCATAAGCTCCCACGCCGGTCTCAATACCCTGAATTTTAAAGGCATATATCCCTCTGGTATTGTTGCCCAGGGAGCCATCCGATCCGGCCACCTCATCTGTGGAACCGGAATGCCAGGGCATTGTGGAGATGCAGGTTGTCAGTGTCGTATCAAAAGCCTCCGGAGCATCTACATAAATGGCAGCATTTACATCGTCTACATCCTCAATTTTCAGTATCTTCACGCTGTATGCCAGGTTATGCATATATGCATAATATCTATCATTGTTTGTGGCTTCGCCCATTTCTCCAATGGAAACATATGATCCGACCACATAGGATGCCGCCTGTGACTTTGTGAGGATCACTCTGGTCACGCCGGTTTCCGCCACCAGGTTCATGTGCTGCGCGCTGTAGCTTGTGCATCCTGCCATGATACTCTGGCTGTGTGTGGTTGCGTATTTAATAATCATCATGAGCTGTCTGTAAAACAGATCCCAGCTCGTTGTGCCGCAGTAATGGCCGCCCAGCTTGTGCATGTAAGCGATCATGCCGGTGTAGCTGATCGGGTTCTTCGCCTGTGCGGCCTGGCATCCATTAGCTGGAGCCAGTCCCTTTGAGGAGTATGGCATTCCATCAATGTCCCCGGCCGCATATTTTGCGTGTATCATAAACGGGCTGAGCGTCCCATCCGGGTTAATGGACTCTTTCATGGGATGCGGTGTGAGTTCTGTCTGGCTGTCAGAATAGTGGTACAGGACTGCCTCCGCCGTGTCCTCGATACCGAACCATGCGCTCATGGTTACCTCGCCCACTTGTACCTTGCCATACTTTGTAAATCCAGTCTGCCCCTCCAGGGCGTCCACATGGTTGAATCCGTTTTCGTCTACAGAAAAATTGCAGGTGAAATGGTGGAACAGGCCGTACTGTTCATAGTCATCCCGGCCTTTAGCACGTCCCACAGATGGCTCACAGACCATGTTTTCATTGGCGTTCATTTTTACGCCCACCGGACTGGTTGATGTTGCGTATTTATAGATTTTTGTGGTAAATACCAGCCCATTTCTGCGGAGGGCAAAATAATTGGAAAGAGCCTGCTCCACTCCGCCACCCGCCTCTTTGATGGCGTTAATCTGGGCTTTTCCAATCGTCTCTATATTTTCGGCTGCCTCTGCGGCTGTGGCCTGTACATTCTGGACCTGCGTTGTGCCCTCTGCCCGTACTCTGGATACCTGGGTGTCTCCGGCGGTATTTACTCTTGTGGTCTGGGTCTGACCTGCGTTGTTTACGTCGGCTACGGCTTGCTGTGCGGTCAACGTAAAATCGTTCTTTATCTTCTCCGTGTCCTGGGCTGATTTCTTAGCCGCCGCTGCTTCTGCTTTTGCTGCTTCAAGCGTTTTGATTGCATCCTGAGCCAGTTCCTCAAACATTCCTTCCAGTACCGTTGATTCATTTTCACTGGGTATTCCATCACCGCTTACACTTTTATATACATAGAGATTAAAAGAAAATGAGGATACTACATCCTCACCACTCACAAACTCTATCATACATATAGCACTTCCAAACTCCGCAAGTGTCTGATTAGTTAAAGGTACGAATACAGCTTTATCCACAATCCGACAGTCATTATACACAACCTTTTTTGACGGCTTAACCACCCATACGCGTGCTGATACACCTTCTGGTATTTCCCAGTCAATTACTGTACACTCTATTTCCCTTCCAGTATCTCCCTGCATTGCGTAAACGATAGGAGTGATCCGCTTATGCAAGACACTAATCTCAATCTTTTTTACTGCTTTCATGCATTACCTCCCAAAATATATGCGTCCACGTCAAGTGCCTATAGCAATCCATACCAATGTTGTTTCTGTCGTATTCGTTCTCGTGACGTATGCGTCAAATCCAGATTTTGTATTATTAGAGGCGCCAACGCCCAGGACATTTGTGCCTGGGACGGACGTAACCGGAGTGACTGTGACATATGGCTGGCTTTTAAATGGTTTCGGAAAATCCACATGCGCCATTGTGGGTTTGTTGGCTACCGGAACAATACTCACCCTGCCCCCTTGGATCGTAAAACCTCCCAGCTCATCTTTTATCAGTCCCTTTATCACAGACCACTTTATTTTTTCTGAGTCCTTACTCAGAGTCCTTATATAATCATCATCTGCTAACACAGTTGCTTCTTCGAGTTCCATTTCAGGTGTCATTAGTATATTTGCTTCCACATCAATCACCTCCCAGTTTGTTTTTCTGGATATATTCCCGGATCGCGTTAATATGATCCGATAAAGTTTGGTCTACAGCGTAAAAGCTTTTCTTATTGTTATCACTGATGGGTTCTCCAGTGTCTTTATCTACCTCGCTGTAAGTGTAGGATATCCTGTCACTCCCCTCAATGTTCATGACCATAAAACTACTAAGTCGTTTCATAAAACAAGCCCTCCTGTTCTTCGATTATTTGTGCAACTTCCGCAACGTATTCTTTCTCATAAACACCCAAGATTGCTTCTACATTTTCTTCTTCAAAGTCAGCATTCTCCAGACGCATGCATTCAAAATCTTTTTGTTTCGCCTTGATCTCCCAGGCAAATTTTAGGTTTTCTGTACCACGGACAATAAAATAGGAAGGACACTTCTCTCCTACCCAAATATCTCCCGGTCCTTCTTTTTGCAGAAACACCTGGTACTCAATGCCTGTTGCTACGGTCTCTGCAAACACATCGTCCAGAGAAACGCAGCACTCTCCATTTTCATCTGTTACTCCCTCGCCCAAATCTCCAAACATCGGGGTTGCCATCTCATAGCAATATTGTAGCCTCCGGGAATAATTTTCTGTTTTCACGATCCTGCTTTTTGTTCCTGACGCTGTAAAGGTCCCGCTGACTTTTAATGGGCCTTTTACATCCAGACGCGGTTTGATCTCAACGTGTCCTGTGTCATAACTGCTTCCGGTTGAGTATAATCCAATCTGGGCATACTTTGCCGAACTCGATCCTGGTTCCGGATAAGCCGAAAGTTTCATGTATGTAGGATATATATTTATAACCGTTTTTGTATCTGCGCATTTTATATCCATTCTTTCTGATGGTCCTTCTATATATCCCTTATTTGATGTATCTGCATGTATCTGGACCGCGGAACTTTCGTATCCTTGTGGATACACCCTTAATCTCGAACCACTCGACGAAGAAATTCCTGCTGGATATCCTACATCCGCAACTGTCTGTATGCTCTGCCCTGTGTCTGCGCTTACCATCTTACTGCAGGCCAGTACGTTATTGTCCAAGTCGAAATAAACCCTACCATTTTTCGATGCAATTTTACCGATCCGCATGTACGTTCCATTAATGTACAGCTGGCCGCCGGACATATAAATCCCCTGCAATGCCCCATTTTTTGTGAGCAGGCTAAAGATATCCTCGTGCGTCAGTGCATCCACATCTACCACAACTGCAATGCTCTGCATATCCAGCATCTGTGTTGTGCCGCCTGCGGCGTATAAAGTACAACGCAGAGCTACAACATCCCTTGGTATCCCAATGGCTTTTCCACTTGCGGTAGCTATTATCCCTCCTGCAGACGTTGCAAGGGCAGAATACAGGCTGTGAGTGATACTGGGTTCATTTGCACTGGATGTATATACAGTTGTCCATGTTGCTCCATCCAACGATTCTTCGATCTTGAACCGTCCCGCATATTCCGTTCTGGCTGTGCCGGTTCCATCCCGGTAATAGGCGCTCAGAGTAATGTAGTTCGGTGCCATTGAATTATCCTGGCTGCGTTTTACTACCAAGGTGGATGCCTCCATAAAATATGTGCGGCCGGGCGCACCATTTTCTCCCGGGATCCCTTGTGCTCCCGGTTCTCCATTCTTCTGTTTTGCTATATTGAACCGTTTCGTGACGGTAAACAACCCCAGATACGCCGCTGTGATATCCACCCATCCGGTGTCTGCCGTTAGGGCTGTCACCGTATATATCTTTGTAGGGTTATCCCAGGATCCTGTTACTCCTGCGGATCTCTGTATTGTGTATTGGCATGATGCAGTTACATCAATCTGCCCGTATAATACCTGGACAGTTGTTTGGACAATTGGGAAAGTGGCATAGTTTCCCTGATAGTCCGTGGGGATGCCCTGATATTCGTTTCCGAGTATCATCGTTATGTTTCGCACAGTCTCAAGCTTTTTATTGACATATTCCTCTATATTATCATCATCTACGAGAAAAGCTTCGGAAGAAAGCCTAAACTCTCCAGTATCCAGGTTCCAGAAATTACGGCCAGTCTTGTCCGACAGGAGACCGGCAATGATCGCATCTGCTACAATTCCTTTTGCTGTTATTGCAGTTCTCCAGTTCCAGTCCCTTCCGTCTGCGGTTCGCTCCGTAGCGATCTGTAAGCCCTGGCTGCCGAATATCATACAGCCGTATAATTCCGATTCTGGGTCCAGGTCGGATATTTCAAAGGCTCTTCCATTTACTTTCTTGGCAACCGTACTCTGCAGCCGCAATTGTGTATATATACCATCCAATATTCCCTGTACTTTTTCTGCCATTAAGGAACCATCCGGGCGGATAATCTTATCCACTCGGTCAAGCGTTGACGAAATGTCATTAAAATAATTGTATGTAAATTCGCCAATATCTACCGAAGAGGTTATCTCTCTTATGCAATCATATTCCAGTTCAATTACTCTAGCATCAGTTACAATCCCCAGTCTTGAATGTTCAAGATGCACTGTATCTCCAAGTGAAACATGTTCAAGTTCTTCATACTCCTTATATGCCTCTGTATTTTGTAGCAGAAGAATCTTGACTGAGATATTGACCTTTGGTTTATCAACGCCTTTTATTGAAAATTCTTCATTGCATCGGCGAACCAACTCAGCCTGAAGTTCTTCCATAGTATCGACTATGGTTACTCCATTCTCTTCGTCATTTTCATTCGCATCGGCACGAAGTTTTATATCCTCATATTTTATTACTTTTGTGTGGACCACAGGATAATTTGAAATAATAGGTGAATCCACCCAGGGCGCTTCACCTGGCAGCATATATCCGTTAAATGATTTGGGCACAATTCTTGTAATTACGTCCATATCTACTTCTTCGGAAATACCATCCTTTATAATATTTTTCCCATATAAAATATTGACTCCGTAATCGCCGCCCACACGATTATTGATTATTACCGTGTAATTGTCGAAAAGGATTTCTCCTCCCCACCGGTTAATAAAGGAATTAGCATCATCTCCATTAATCGCCTCTATCAGATTTTGCGTTTCATAATATGATGTGCACGCTTTTGTTATATCGGATTTCCCTGAATATTTAGGGTTCTGGGCGCACATTATGTCAAGGGCATCCTGCCCGTTTTTTCCCGTAGGCCTGACATCTTTCAAAAAGCAGTCATTTCTAGCATCCATGAATATCGGTTCTGCTGTGACACTTATATGCGTATCGGTCTTTATTTTATTGGAAATTCTGAATAACTGCTCGCCATTAAAACTAGGCGCCTTTATTACAGCATAATCTACAATGCTTTCCCACCGCCCATCTGTATCAAGCGGATGTTCCATTTCTAGTATCCATTGGCCGTTGAGGGTTGCCTGTACAGTACATTTGGTCGGAAATAGTACCATATCACCGTTTTGGGAAAACTTTATATTTTCTGGTTCATATATTTGTATCATGCTTTATACCCCCAGTGCGGTATTGTACTTACTGTAAATCCAGACGAAATTGAAATATTATTTTCACCATGCGGCAGCCACAAATCATCATACTTACCAGTTACAGAAGTATTCTTTAGCTCGCCATTATCTCTGTAAGCCATCATTTTTCTTGTGTCAATAATTAGACTTTCTCCAATATTGGCCTTCATAAGCTTTGTATTAACTGTCAGTATGCATGGGCCTTCGCCACTTATTCTATATATTGGTCTGCACAGATCGTATGGATTGTATATTGTACTGTTTGAAGTCTCAATATCACCTGACTCGTGAAATTCGTATGGATAACAAATAAATGTGGCTGTAAACCGCCCATATCTCATGATTTCTCTTTCTATTCCACTATGTTCTATCGTTAATACATCGTAATAAAAATCTGGAGATTCCGAAAATTGCAATTTTCCTTTCCCGGTAAGCCACCTTTTTAAATCATGTATGCTTTCTCGGAAATCGTCTGATAGCACAGAAAAAATGCAAGTGACAACAATGTTACTAACACTCCCATCCTCCACTATCAATTCACCTTCTTGGCCTGAAATACTATATGAATTGTAATTGTGCTTCGCCTGTGTGATATCCGGGATATCATAAAGAAAGACACCGTGGTTTCCCCCGGTGTCCCCATTAAATGAGATCTCATAATTTTCATTTTGATACATCACGCACCTCTTGCCTTCCTAACTCCCCGTTGTCTCTCTCCGATTTTTCTGATTGTGTAATCTGCCATCGTCTCTCTCAATGGTGTCCCATCAACATTTGTGTTATTTATCACCTGTATAGTAACGCCTTCAAGCACTCCTGTTAAATCAATATTTCCTGATCCTGTTCTATTTTCTCTTGCAGATTCTTTTGCATATTTCATGGAAACGTCATGCGGGATTACCTTTGATCCATCTGGCAGATAAGTTAATTCTCCACGTCCGCCCTCATTCATTCTGGCAAATCCACCTGACCAGTCATCTGTACCGTGTAGCAAATAAGGAATATATCCAATGGATACACCAGGAATCATATTGATCACATCAAGTGCCCAGTTAATGCCGCCAATCACATCATTCACGAATCCTTTAACAGTAGAAACCAAGTCCGCTACTGCACTGGAAACTCCATCAAATATCCCGGAAACAAAAGAAGTCAAACCATTCCAAGCTGTCTGTATACCGTTAAAAACACCAGCAATAAATTCCCGAACATTTCCCATGACCGAAGATACAACGGAATAAATACCGTTAAATACTTTTCCAACCACACCAGTTAATACCGATATAATACTCCCTACTGTATTAAATGCCTTTGATGTGAAATCGCATATACTTGACCAAGTACCAGAAACAACACTGAAGACTGTAGAAAACACCCCTGTTACAGCTCCTATAACAGTCCCCACAACCTGGACAATCGTAGCTATTATATCTGCTATAAATGCAACGATTGGCGATATCACACCCATAATAGCTGCAATCACTGTCCCAATGAAAGAGACCACGGGAGATATTGCTGAAATAATCCCCGAGATTACAGAAATTACGACTGATAGTATATTGGTAATAATGGGGACAAGTGTCTGAATAACTGACATTATCACGTTTATGATGGCAATTGCTGCTGGCATTAATGAAGTAACAATATTTGCAACAACGGTTATTATATTTGTTATCACGGGTAACAATGAGCCTACAAGTTGCGCAATCATCGGCGCGATTGCTGCGGCAAGCTGTCCTATAATTTCTGCGATTTGTACTAAAAACGGTGCCAATTGATTAAACAGGCTCACTAAAACGGGCAGCACCGTGGTTGTTACCTGTAAAACAGTATTCACAATCTGTACAAAGACAGGCATTAAATTTGCTACAGCAGATTGTATTGCAGGCAATATTGCGGATGCGATTCCGCCAATAGTGGTCCCCAATGTGGTGAAAACCGGAACCAATGAGCTTCCTATTATTGCAGCCAGTGCCTGGATCTGCGGACCGAAATTCTGAAATAACAAAATAATCATTTTCAGTGGAGGTGATATAAGCCCTAAAATTGCCATAAATCCTGTTTGGAACCCACCGGCGCCGGTTAATCCCCCCTTAAAACCTGATGTCAATCCCGAGAAAAATCCAGAAAACGCTTCCGCAATTGTACCTATTATGTTTTTTGCTGTTCCAAATATACTTTGTAAAGCCGGAACGAAATTTGACACACTTTGCATGAAACCATCAAAAATACCGGGGAGCATAGGCTTAATAAATTCTACCGCCGAAGATACCATACCTTTTATGGTTTCTACGGCGGGTTGTATTTTACTTACAACTCCACTAAATTTCCCCTCTATCCCATCCAAAGCAGAACCATCGCTAATTCCCGAGAATAAAGTAGCACACTTCTCCTTTATTGAGCTTATGATTGGCTCAATGATAGCTTGTATTCCCTGCCAAATACCGATGACATGTTCCCGAAATTCTTCATTCGTCACCATTAGATGTGCAAACCCTGCAGCCAGCCCGGCCACTAATGCAATTACAATTCCTGCGGGGCTGGAAACCATAGCAAAACCTTTTGCCAATGCCGCCCCTATTCCAGCTAATTTCCCCGTTAACATCAATGCTGGTGCAATCGCAGCCACTATAGCTCCAACAGTCACGATAAACCTTTTGGTCGAATCATCGGCATTTGCGAAATATTCAGAGAATGTATCTATTTTATCTGTTATCATCATTATGGCTGGAACCATCATATCAATCATTGTAGAGCCTAATAAGACACCCATGTTCTTCACCTGGTTCCAGGCCTTACGCAGCTTGTCTCCATTTGTTTGTAGTTTTTCGTATGCCGCATTTGTGGCCCCCGCAGCATCACTCATCTGTCCCAACTTGTCATTAAAAGTATCGAACTGCGAACCCGTGAGAGCCGTCATAGCCGTTACCGCCTCTGTACTTGAAAATAGTTCAGCCATTTTATCAGCCTGTCCGCCAGTCTCATTCTGAACTATTTTCAACATACCTGCCAGTCCTTCGCTTTCAAGCATCGCCTGGCCTGAAGAGTAACCGTATTTTTCTATTACGCCTTGCATCGCAGTTGTTGGTGCCATAAGATTCGAGAATACAGCTTTAAGCTGTGTAGACACTTCCGCAGTATTTCCAGTTACACCAGTTAAGGTAGCCATGCTTCCGAATAATTCCTCGTATGACAAATTCAATGAATTAGCCAAAGGGAAAAGCGGCTGCATAGATTTTGCCATTTCCGGGAAAGTAGTAACTCCCAACTTCGCTGTCTGGAATGCTAAATCAGATATTTTCTGCGCCGTTTCATTTGAAACATCGTTGTATCCTTTCATTCCGGCGGAAATAAGCGCTACGGAATCTGATACCTCTGCGCCTCCAGCTTTTGCTGAACGGGCCATTGTAGTAAAAATACGTTCTGTCTCTTCCCCGCCGTCCCCTAATGAAGAAATCGCCTGATACATGCCAGCGCTCATTGTCTCAAGAGAAAGCCCCGTATTGTCGCTAATTCTTCTCACTGCATTCTTATAACCTTCTAAATGAGACGGATCATCCAGCAATGTATTGACATTCGCCATACTATCTTCAAAATCAAGTGCCATTTTCCCGCTTGCGGCTCCAACTCCAGCCACAGCCGCAGATATAGGCGCGAATTTTTTTGATGCTGCTTCAAACTTCTGAGAAGCAGACTCGAATTTTTTTTCGAGTGTATCCAAAGATGTCTGAGCTGTAGAAAACGCCTTTTTTATATCGCTCATATCTCCTTTTCCAGCTACCGACAATACATAATCAGACACGTTTTCTACCCCCTTTTCTTCTGGGCGGGGTCAATCCGTTTGTTTGGTATATTAAATCAACCCACCCCTTTCCTTCTTGCTTTTCTGTCTCTTCTATTACATGAATATTTTCTTTTACAACGTCTTTATTTGCTTTCTTCTGTTTTTTCTTCCAAAGCCGGATAAACCTCTTATTTTTCTTTCGGAATGCATTACTTATCGCATTCAGGGCAGCATCCCTGAACATTGTGGAATCAGATACAGCTTTGTTCTCCCAAGCTTTATAGATGAATGCTTTCTCGCACGGAGTAAGCATCTCATAATCTGATTTTGAATATCCAAAATTAACCACAAAAAAGGCAAAGTCTATCTCTTTCTGATAGTCCTTTGCCATTTTCTCATATTCGCTGTCTTTTTCGTCTCCTCCGAAATACTCAAAGTCTACTAGTCGGCTGGGAATAAAAAAGGGCAGTCACGCTGTATTGCTGTAACAACCGCCTCATTGACTGCAAGATACCCAGATTCCTCAATGAGTTTGTCAGCCATCTCCATGCCTTCTTTAGGCTTCACAAATGTATCTCCGTCTTCTTCTTTTAAAGCGTACGCTATGTAAGCCTTAAGGGATGAAATGCTCAACATCCCCCTATTTTTAAATAACTCAGGCATTGATGGCATCCCCATCGCATTCTCAATCATTTCAATTCTCTTCAGATTAAACTTCAGTTCATATTTTTTTCCGTTCGCCTCAAACATATTTGTTCTGACCTCCCATTATTCTTCTTCTACATTTGCTGTGGATGGGTTTGCTCCAGGCATGGTATCTGGTTCAGTAGGCGCTGCAATAAGGTCTACTAAAGCTCCCATCCCTTCCAGTGTTAAACTGTATGTTACCGCATCATCAAAAGGCGCTTCTACCGGATAATCCGTAATCACGGCCAATCCGCCGAACATTCCTTTTTTCGTCTTGCCATTCACTACCTTAATACATACTGGATCGCCCGCATCAAATGCCTTAGCTAATGCCTTATGAGAATCATGATCAGGAACATAAAGACCATCATTATCAATGCTCCACTCCTTCATACCGGCAATTTTCGATTTCCATCCTCCCTGTGTATCTTTACTGGTTATTTCGATAGAATCCGCCGACCTGTTAATTGTCAGCCCCTGCTGTCCAGAAACAGCCATCAGCTTTGCCCCTGTGCTGTCCCATACAGCAAGAAGGATATCTTTACCTGCTATTGCTTTTGCGGCGGATGAAGAAAAGTCACAATACGCACCGCTGTCATATCCATCGGCAAACATTTGTAAATTTATACCTTTCATTAACTTGCTCCTTTCATTTACATTTAAATCCGTAGCACACCGTGAACTGATACAGTGATACCGCGTGCTTTTCGTTAGTCTCATCAGTTTTAATAGTTTGTACCCCCATGTTGGTCTGCATGATCAATTCATAACCATCTGGCAGTACAATTTCATCTGTCATAGCCTCCTCCATACCCTTTATTAAATCATTGACCTGTACGGATGATGCTCCTGGCTCTGCGATTGAATGTAACCAAACCTGATAAATCATGCGGTACATAGTTTTAGTATCTGCCGGCCGACTTCGTATTATCTCGGCGAAATAAAAGGGGCTGGCTGCGTCCTTGGGTACTGCATCATAACACAGCTTTCCAGTACCATCCTCTATTCTCTTTTTAATCGCCAGCAACAGATCATTAAACGACAATTGTGTATACATATATCATCCTTTCTTGAGGGCTTCTTTTAGGTCCTTATAATAGATAGGCATCTGTGCATCAACGTTATTTTTCAAAAAATGCTGTCCTTGCACAAACCCACCATTACGGGTTCTATGCCCATACTCAACGTGAGGAGCATATTCTTTCGTGTATCCAACCTCTCCGCCTTCCATTGATGAACTTTTTCTAAGCTCTTCAGAATCTACAGGGGTGCCGTCACTACGTGCCGTATTCAGGATTTGTGTGAGGTTCTTTTTAAGGACGGCATCAAACCGTATAGCGTTAAGTCTTTCCAGTTCTTTTTCAAGTTTTGCGATATCACCGCTATTCAGTTTTATACTTACCTTACTCATTTATTTGCTCCCCTTTATATGCTTTCACATGTAAGAGTACGAAACGAGGTGATAAATCAATTATTCTTTTTATTTCATAGTTGAGTCCTGCAATCCTCACTTTTTCACAAGTTGGGAAATCAGAAAAAGGAAGCCGCAGTAACAGCTTCCTCTGATTTTGTGTAATATCCCGGCCTTCAAGATGCACCTCTTCATTTGCCCACGGTGTAAATCTTCCTGGGCAATCTTTTACTCGAAAGTCGGAATATTCAGCATTCCCCAGCATATCTTCACCGACCTTTTCTTTCCTGATCAGGCTGCACTCTTCCCACTTCACCGGAACCTCACCACCCTCCCTGAGCCTACTTTATTCAATTTACGCGACACCCATCCCTGTATTTCCGCCTCGTATTCACTTAGCACATTATCGACAAATGATGTGTTTATGTCCGCAGTTCCTTCAGACGAAATTCCTTCGTAGTAAGTTCTGCGATACATTTTCACTACGGCGTCCGCGCAAATCGAATCAAAAGCATTAGGAAGGCTATCTTCACCTAGCTGTATACAAATACGGTCAGTAACCGTATCTATTAACTCCTGCACTAAGTTTATGTCTATATTTTCGCCAGACAATCTCCGTTCAACCCTTACAAGAATACCCATACCACCCGCCTCCTTTCAGCCTCAATTTATTCCGAAGGCACAGGTGTAGGCTGAATAGTGGACACAATTACACCGTCCAGGTATTCAGGATAAAAAAGCACACCAGAGAATACCAGCGTTTCCACGGACGCATTCCCGGTGGTTACGGCGTGTGTCATTCCGATTAACCCTGTCGCATCCGAGGTCAGCCCGAATGATGCGGCTAAATCTCCAGACGTTGCCGGAACATATGCTCCTCGGATATTTTCCTTTGCCGTTGCAATCAGTTTTCCAGCTGGTAATGTCGGAGAAACAACCAGTGTTCCCAGTCCTATGAAATCGCTGATATAAGACATGCCAAACGCAGTCTGCATTGTAACCTGAGCATTCGCAAGATATGTAGCAACATCATCAGAAGACACAAAGAAAATAGGTGTAGCGTCTTCATCTTCATAGAATTTTTTTACCGCGCCCCACGCTGCAGATAATGCGGCCTGCAGGCCAACACCTTTTGCAGTCCCGGTGCCTGTTGACAAAAGACTATAAAACTCCTTTTTTATTTCCTTCTGGATACCAGAAATCAGTTTTTCATCAGTCTTATTAATCGCAAGTTCTCTTCCACTTCTCTGAATAGCCTCCGCTGTGGTCTGTTTTCTGAATTTCTTTAATGTAAGTTCGAGAGTTTTTGCTAACTTCTGCTGGATTTTAGTAAGTGCAATCTCTTCACCTTCCGCAACCTGTGCCGGTGTATTAACCCGTGTCATCTTGTACATTTTAATAGTAGTGCCTTCGCTCATTGCATCAAGGTCTACAATTCCAAGAAGGTTCTGCAACTCTGTTATATTGGTGCTTAACCTACTGGCAAAATCTACGGATATTGCTGGTTCTAAGTCTGTAGTCGTAATCGTATTTTCTGGCGCTGCAAACAATTGTAACCTCAAATACTCTTTATTTTTCATTTTCTACCTCCATCACTTAAATAATTCCATGTTCTCTCTAATGAGCCTTTGTCTTTCAGACCGGTCTTTAACAGCCATTATCTGTTCCTTTGTCACTCCAGAGGGTGCACCGGTCTTAGGGATATTTCCTTTCAGTGCATTTGCCACAGCTCTTTTTACTGCCGCTTGAAAAAGTCCCACAAAAGAATCTATCGTAGACTTTGTTTTATCCGCGTCCTCTGATACAAGCATAGATAACAAATCATCACTCACATTGATTTCTTTGTCTGCGAGCATTGTCCTAGCTGTCTTGGTCATTTCTGTAAGGCTCTGTTGTTTCATCAAAGTCTCAAGCTGTCTTTTCATTTCGTCCCGCTCATGTTCCGCACGTTCCTGCGCATTCATCTCCGCGAGTTTCTTCGCCTCTGTAAGCTCTTTCTCTTTCTTTTCCTGCCATTCCGCAAACTTTTTATTGATGAGCTTATTCAGATCTTCATCTGTATATTTTGCTTCAGGCTTCGTCTCTTCTTTTTTGTCTTCAGGTTTCGGGTCTGCGGGAGCCGGGTCTGTCGGTATAGTTTCTGACGGCGCCGGGTCTGCAAACATCTGCAATAATAAATATTCCTTGTTTTTCATATCTCTTACCTCCGTAATTTTAAGTCATCACGCCTGACTATTTCCGTAGCTTATAGCGTCCACGCCTGGCTGTAAACCGTAGCTTTTAGTGCCTTCCACGCCTGGGCAATCATCCTATTGTTACATTTTCCGGGTACTGGTTCGCAATCATACAAATACCAATAAAAAAAGAATCCATCAGTTTTTTAGATACCTCTGACAGATTCTTGAATCTCATATCCGCTATGCCATCGCTAAACGAATAGGATATATCATCCTTTGTAAGCCATTCAATTGACCTTATAAGCGTCTGCGCTAGTACAGACACCGCCGCACACACAATATCTTTTCCTTCCTCCGCATACTGTGCGTGCCCTGTAATAGTAATCCTTTCCTCATTGATTTTAACAACAATCAACCGCATCCATCCTTTCATCCAGCGTTCCCTGCTGGTGGGAGATAATGGGACCACCGCCTTTCTATTCATCTTCCTTTCCAATTGACACAGCTATGAGCTTCAGCACTTTATCACCTCCTTAACAATTCTGCGGTCCTGTCTATGTCAATAGCCCCTGTGCATCGCATAATCACCTGTTTCCCGTCCAAAATTATTACAGCCGGCAATTTATCAATACCATATTTTTCGGCCGTAAATGGGTCGTTCTGCGCATTTATACGGCATATATACTCTGCTCCCACTTCATCCTCCAAAGGGATAATAAATACATCATCATAAAAGTGGCATGGCGGACACCAAGGAGCATGGAAAAATAACAATTTTTTCATAGTTCTTATCTCCCATTACTATTTTTGACGTGCCATTGCATCTTTTATACTCTGTGCCCGCTCCGTATTAGATTTATGCCTATTTTCATAATCATTCATCCATTTATCCCAGTCATCCACCTCTATAGTGAATGTGCACCGGCACCAGGCGTGGAACGGTGGGAAATTCACTCCGGGTGAACGGTCCTTGATATCGCAAACCTGTCTTGCCGCCCCCCGGCATATCCTGCATACCTTGCCATCCCCTACGGTGGAAATTTTATATTTTTCAAAATCCTCCACAAATGGCCGTATACTGGCCTCGGCCATAACATAAGTCCCTTCTGTGTAAATGAGGCGGTACATGTCATTGCGGCATACATTATTAAAACGCAGCTTCATCTGGCGCGCAATCCGGTCATAAGAATCGCCGCGCGCAAAAGCCTGTGCAATATCAGTATTCAGGTAATCTGATAGTTTGTCCGTGTTCTTCCAGATGCGCCGGCTAAAATCCGCTCCTGCAGTCCATGATTGATTAACAATGGCTTTAACCAGTTCTGAATTTTCTGCATAAAATTTTTTCCCGAATCCCATAACTTCCGCTGCGGCACTTGCCCCTCTTGCGGCTTGTGTCCGCAAATGAGCATCTAATTGTTTAATATTCACAGCACCAATTTCCAATTGTTGTATTCTGATTGATGTCTGCAGCCCTTCCAAGCGGTTTAGTTTATATATGGACTCTCTTACAGGGAGCAAATGTTTGTACTGTGGGTATTTCCTTCCAAATTCATCCATCTGCTCTATTAAGAGGCGCTTATCGGTATCAGATAGGGATTCCATAAGCGTGCGATATTGAATGACATTGTTCTCGCCATACTGTTGATAATATACAGCAATCTGTTTTTCCAATTTCCGATATTCCGAATCATAAAAGGACGAAAGCCTTTTTTTAAGTTTGGCTTCGTCTCTCTCCATCTGACTATTTAATCGCTGTTGCCTCTTCTGCCAATACCCCATCTTCTACCACCGTCCTATTTGTCGGGTAATCTGTTTTATACCCTGTTGCATCCTGTTCCTTCTCTATACGTTCAATTTCGTTCTTTGCGCTGTCTACAACAGAAAGAACTGAAAGCTGTGTTTCGCGACTCGTAACACCGGATAAATTCCCGGCAATTTGGCTCTCTTCAAGAATATTAGCCGGAATATTTTGTGTAAATTTATAACGAATGCCTACCCACGCATCTTTTTTCACATCTGACAAGGGGTTACTAAAAATCAATCGGTATCTCCTGTTCATTCCAGAAGTAAACTTTCGTTCCTTTGTCTTCGCAAGATTACTCATGGCTTGCAATTTATATTTTAATGCTATACCTGAACTTGCCCCAAAGCTTTCGTCTGATATATTGGCCACCATAGAAATCTGGTATATAAGGCGTTCCAGCCTGTCAATCAAATGCTCTTGCGTTGTATCTCCATTGGGTTTTTCCAAGAACTTAACTACAAGATTCGGCGTATCATCACCAGGAAAATTAATAATACGGTTTTCTCGTAAAGATTTTATATCTTCTTCGTCCATATCTGCTCCCAGCACAATCATATAAGCATCCGCGAAGTAATCAACATCATTCGCTTTTTCTGACAATGCTTTATTATAGGCGTTTATCATTGGGAGGACACCTTCAAATATTCCGATGCGTTCTTCATTTTCTACGTATTCTGTTGCTGGAACACCGTCAAATCCGTGAAGCTTAGGCTCGTCCACCCATTTGTAAGAACCGTTATGAATAAAGTGCTGCACAATTCGTCCATCAGACCAGCTACCGTGTTCCACATTGTCAGCATCTAAATAATGCCTGACAAAATATAACGGCCTCTCCAAAATAGAATCATCATAGATCATGAACGCCTGCATAGGTGACAGATATGTAATTCCTATATTCCCAATTTCATCCACATAATACATTTCATAACCGCTACCGTAAATGCTACATGTTTTTGCCAACTCTGCATTATTATCGTCCTGGTCATTATACTGATCCAAATACTCCAAATACGCCGCCACTGCTGGCTCATCATGTGTCTCCTTGATGGGTACTCCAATAAAAAAACCATTCATGGTATCAGTAATGTATTTCGCAAAGTTTACTGCAATACGGTTATCTGGCTTATATTCAGGCTTAGCAGCGTTATGGAGTATATCATAATCATTTTCATATGCGTCATGAAGTTTTTGATAACGTTTAGATATCTCCTGCTTATGCTTCGTCATGTATTTTCCCAGAAGCTCCGGCGTCATTGGCGTCCCCGATGGTATTTTAAACATTTTATATACCTCCTGTTACCTTCTTATATTTTGGACGTGTACTTATCTTCCTTAAAAGGCTGGCTGCACTGTCTGGGCTGTCATCATGATCAGCAAACTCATTATAGTCAAGCACTTCATTTATGTATTCTGGATCTGTATCTTCTAGCCATATGATGTTTTTCCACTCTTTCCGTAGGTATGTTGATATCTTTACAAATTTATTCATGCTTTCGTGGTACCCGGCTACAGGCAGCCCCATACTGCGAATTTCTTTTTTTAGATATCCTTTGTCTGCGTTGTCCTCGCAGTAAATGGTTCCTGCACGGAATTTTTCATGGATTTGCGCTATCTGCGTCAAACAGTCATCCACATGCCTCTCCCAGCGCTTCCCAAGACCAATGACAGAACCGTCTTTATGCCTCTTGAAAATAGTGAATGCAGTTCCATCGCTCCCATTGTAACCAGCGTCAATGTGGGCCATTCCATCATAGATAAGGCTTTCCTCATTTGTGAATTTCGGTTCCTTGAACATAGCATCTTTATCGGCTATATGTTTTAACTCATAATTTGCAGCGAATAAGCTGTCCGACATACTTTGACGCAAGCTTTCCAGTTTGCTCCTGCCAATAAGGCCCGTGGAATAGCAATCATACCGTTTTACGTTTGGCATTATGGAAATTGCATCTTCTTTGTGCCAAGGTGTCCCGGTATTGATAAACCTTCCACCACGATTACAGATATTTTGCAGCTCCATGAATTGTATTTTTGTCTTTTCTCGTTCGGCTCGGCTAATTCTATCCTTTAAATTAACGATATCATCAGTCACCACAATATCAGCATGTTTACCCGTTATAGATGTCCCAATACCCAGCCCGATCACCTGAGATACGCCTTTAGCGGATACACAAAGGTTCGTATGGATTTCTGCGCCTGTTTCTTTTAACAGGTAAATATAACAGCCATACAGCGCATATGCAATCATCTGCATAATGTCAGATTTTAAAATTTTTTCGGCCTGTGTCATGACTTCTATCACGTCCGTGTCAGTCTTTCTGAAAAAAATAACATTTTCATTAGGGCAGACAACTGTGTGAATTGCAAGAAATAAAGAGAGATCCGTGGTTTTATATGAGCCACGGTGGGCAAGGAGCGTTTGGTCAGTCTTGGACAGCAAAAATGACCGAAGCCAATCGTTATGCAGCTCGGTCAAATCCTTAAATCCAACTATATGTCCTATCTTGTAAGGGATATCCCTAACCAGTTCTAGGGCCTGTTCATAACTTAGTCCCAAATATGTGCTCCAATTCTTGCACCGTTTCTTGCGATGGTGTCACTTTTATATCGACCTTGTCATTCCACATGCCCAAATGTCTCCCCAGTAGCTCTAAAGCCTTCTCTTTATCATTCAGTTTTATCTCAATTCCATTAGCGCCTTCTTTGATACCAGCGATTGCCCTTACCTGTTCGTCTGTCAGTTCGTCTGTATTCTTAATCCTGACACATCCGACTTCTACCTCTGCATAGTCTGTAGCCCTTGCAAACGCAATGGCTGCCAATTCCCGGACTACTCTATCCTGAGTTACTTCTGTTCTCTCCTGCCGTTCCTCTGTGCGTTCTTGAATATAGGCCGAAACCTTAACATTTCTTAACAGTCTGGCACCTGCAGCCGCCGCTGTCTCATCCTTCCTGCAATTCTTATAAGCTGCTTTGTAAGCCCTCGTGGCATTCAGATCCACAAGGTATTCATCGGCAAATATTTTCTGTCGTTCTGTTAATGCCATTAGACTCACCTCTTTTTGCACATTAAAAAGAGACGGCGCTAAACCGTCTCATAATCCATTACTTATATTCTCCCATTTTATAAGGCTGCCGCTCTACCTCTGAGCTATATGCCTATAATAAAAGCGCCCAGCCAGTTATCTGACCAGACGCTCTCTTATTATGTATTTAGTTTTTTAGATATCTTAGCATTTGGACTAAATAGCCTCCACTCATAACATCAGTCTCATCTTTATCCAAATTTCTCTTGCCAAAATTCACAAATCCATTGCTTGTATAAAAATCAATCAATTGAGGCTTGTCTTCGCATTCCAAGTATACAAACTTCCCTCCGACATCTGTTTGTATACTTTTTACTTTATCACAGGCAAGCTTCAGCAACTCATCACCTGTGATCAATTTATCGTATCCCTTATTGAAGTTTTTACCTAACTGGGCAATAAGTGGAGCAGACATGATATACCGCTTCATGGAGACATCCGGTTGCGAAAATTTTGATATTTTCTTTTGCAATGTCTTGCTCATATTTGCTTTGTATATCATGATCACTTTTGTTACCAGTGTAAAATATCCTACCAGAACTAAGGTATCCTTATACGATGCAAAGACAAGATGCGTCGCTGCCCAACCCTGTTTCGCAAATACAATTGCCTTATCTCTTATATAAAATTCGACATCCTTATTTAATGGACACGAAAAATCAGAGAGAATAGCTTTTACTCTATCCTCTCCAATTTCGCTTATCATTTCTGCTAAATTTACTTGTACAAAACCAGCTATCATGCTTTATCTCCAAATAGTTCTCTTATTTTTTCTCCGGAGATTTCTTTGAAGCTTCGGCTCAATTGTACATCCTTGCCTCGCCTTCCGCTAGCGTTCTCAATTGCTGACGCAAAAGTACGACAAAGTTTATTGTCTCTAATGTTTACGTCCTTAATAATGCTTTTTGTCGCCATAACCCCATCTCCCTTGGCATGTGAGAGTGAAAAAAATTGCATGACAAATAAACCTATACCGTCAACCAATGTTATAATTCATATTAAATATCATGCTCTTTATTTACTTTTAGTTTATCCTCTTATAGTTTATAGTATACTACGGATTTTCGAAATTGCAACCACTTTTCAATTTTATTTGATCTTTTCTAATACTATTTTATGCATTTTGAGTTACAAAATGATACCTTATAATTAAATAAAACACCCTACAATAAATTGGCATAGAGTGTCTTAATAACTTCCATATTTAAATGATACATATTGCTTACCCCGGGGGATAATCCCGGAGGTTACACAGCGCTCAGTGCACATTATGCTGTCGTACTCCCTGCCTCTCCGGTGATCCGGCGGCAGATAAGCTAATACACCGCCGTAACGGTGCTGTTATCCCAGACCTGGGACATACGGTTTAATGACTTTACCGCGGTCATTATATAGCAGTCACGCAACCCACCCCGTACTGCTCTGGCAACCATAAGTTCCTTTCATTGCCCCAACCCATTTTTTTATATACTTCTATGCTTCATATTATAAGTCAATCCCCACAGAATGTCAATCGTTTTATAACAAATATATCAACTAGAACACATTATTAAAATGTACCTTGCATATCTGCTCACATTCCCACATGGAAAGCCCTACCACTGCCGCCGTCTCCACGATATCGAAGCAATGTATATACCTGTAAGACAGTACAGCTTTTATGTATCCATCCGGGATAGTCTTAATATAATCGCAGGCCCTCTCAATCAGTTCCCGATTTTCCTTACGCAGCGCTGATATCATCCGTTCTATGTCAACTTTCTCTTCCACTGTTGCCATCCCGGATTGAGTCCCACCCATCCCATGAGGCATCCCATCGGACTGCACGGCAGAAATACCGTATTTACTGCATAAATCCTCGTATTTGGTCTTTAGCTGTACAAGCCTACGTTTATTCACACCTATTTGCTTCAACTCTTTCTCGGTCATAGATGGGCTTTACCTCCTGTCTAATCGCTGAAGGAAATCATTATACTGATAACTCTCACAAGCTCCTGTTTTATGCCGGAGGAGAATGTGATGCTCATACAGATTTACAACCTGCATCCGGCGGCTTACCTTGACAATCCGTCTTCCATCGTCTTTTACCTCCACTTTTATGTACACAATATCTCCGCGCTTTACTCCGTACCGCTTTTCTCGCGCCCTTATATTCTCCTCCCGCCTGATTGCGGGCAATGCTTGCTCGTATGTAGGGTCCGGGCAACCTGATCCGTTTTTTATCATCTATCTTTCTCCTTTCTAGGTATTCCAAAACTGTCATTTTTCCGCGTCCTTATGTCCTCCCAGAAATTTTCTATGGTTTTAAATCGGTATCCGCAGGTTTGACACTGCCTCCGCCTCAATACTGCAAAACCGTCTAAGCTCTCCTCTGTATCCGTTACCTGCGTTTTGCCGCCGCATTTCTTGCACTTCATGACTCGCCTTTCTCTTTCTCGCCGTTTTCCAATAGCCACTGGAACACCAGACGGTTTGCAATATGTGTAAAACCTATAAGGTCTGTATCATCACCGGTTATTCCAATATATAGGAGATGTACTGCCATAATCATTGCAGTAAAGTCATCTGTAAGGTTCTCCTCTTCCAGTTCTATTTTGGGCATTTCCGTTCCTTCTCTTTCATCTACATCTAAATATAAGTCTCTCAATGCTGTCGCAAACTTTTCTACTCTTTTATTAAACTCATTTTCATTCATTTTTATTTTCCTTTCACAATTCTTTTATCTTTTCACCACAGTTTCATCACATTTTCCCGGTATAGTAATACTCAACAAAGGGCGATAACCTTTTTCATATAGACTTTTCTTTTTCATACTGCCGGGCCTGCTGACCCGGCCCTCCTACTTTTATAGGCTATCCTCCAATCCTCTCCCTGTATGCTCTCATATAGTTTCTCATGTACCACTTCTCACACTCACGGCAGTAGCTATTACGGCGATTCTGCTTTTTCATTAGCCTGAACGCTTCTTCCTCTTTTGGCTCGCGGCATATGCCGCACATTTTGGTCATGGTAGCACCTCCGGTATGTCCTCATCCTTCATAAAACAAATCCAATGTGTTTTAGAACGACGATTTCCAAAAAGAGGTTTGAATGGAATGATCGATAAAATTTCATTCAATTTGACCTGTTCCTCATTCCATTTGAAAATCAATGTGCCATTTGGTTTCAACACTCTCATGCATTCTGTAAAACCATTCAGTATATCATTCTTCCAATCATTTGACAGCTTTCCATACTTCTTGTACATATATGATGTTTCTCCGACCCGCAACAAATGTGGCGGATCAAATACAACCATGTAAAATGAATTATCCTTAAATGGCATACAACGGAAATCTGCAACAATATCAGGCTTAATATTGAGCCTTCTCCCGTCGCAAAGAGTATCTTCTAAATCCCTGCAATCCATGAAAAGCACATCTTTATTATCCTTGTCAAACCAAAACATCTTGCTTCCACAACATGCATCTAAAATTCTTTTTTTCATGTTTCTCAGAGCCCGGTATACCTTTTCGCGCGAGGCTGGCTCCTTTCTCAGATTTATTATTTTGTTTTTTTAATCATATCCAAATAATCCTCAAATGCTTCCAGGAAGATAACATCCAAATTATCCGGAAGCATAGTCTCTTTATACTGCTCCTTTATCGTATCCAGGAATTCCTTCGGGTCCTCCGCATATACACTGTTTGACATGATATCCGCCAGGGTACGCACCCGCTTCATGTATTCCGCACGGAGCTGGCACTGCTTCTCCTTCAGCTCTGCACACAGCCTGTCATAGGATTTCTTATATTTCGTCTGCAGGAATTCAACAGGTATCTGGGATTCATTTTTCTTCCTGATCCCCTGTAGTCTCATTACTTCTTTTAAAAGTTCATCTGTCATAAGATACACCCCGCTTTCCGATAACTTGTACGACGCCGTTTCCACTGGTTTTCGCAGAACCCAATATTGTCCACATAGTCATAGCAGACAGGCTGTCCTTTTCCTTCAAACGTTCTGGCTATCCTCCCAATACTTTGCGTGACTACGGCATAATCCTTTTTCGGTGTTGTAAGATATAAGCGGTCAAGCCTCGGGATGTCCAGCCCCTCTTTTGCCAAGCCGAAGGAAGCAAACAGATACCGTATCCTGCCCGAACGCATATCCTCTATGGCCTGAATCCTTTTGGCCTTTGCCGACTTGCTTGTCATCTTACCGTCGATCATGGCGGTCAGCTCCCAGAGTTCTGCCGGTAGCATGGCGCGCAGCTGCTGCAGGTGCTGCAGTCGGTCAGACAATATCAGGTTGTGATGCCCCCGGTTTGCCACCAGGTCCCCTACGATCATCTGGTTCCTTTCCAGATTTTCGGTCAAGTAAGGGATCAGTTTACTATATACTAGCGTTCCATCCGTATCCAAACACGCACGGTTGATCTTGATCTTTGTATCCCTGCGAAGGATCTGTACCTGCATGGTTTTTTCGGCCACTGCCTCATCCGGTACCTGGTATTGCACCTCCCCAAGAACAGCAAATGTGCTCTTTATCAGCCCATCTGCACGGTGTACCGTGGCACTCAGGCCATATTTATATCTTGCTGCCAGACTGCTGATCACCCGGTAAAACATCTTCGCGCTTGCCGGCGTACCGGATACCCTGTGGCATTCATCCACGATCACCACATCCCAAGTGTATTTATATTTCAGCAGGTCCAGTTTGCTAAGTGTCTGCACTGTGGCAAATGTCATGTGACTACCTATATGTACCTTGCCTGCCGTTATCCTGCCCAGGATAGTTTCCGGATAATACTGTCTTGCCCGGTCATAGGATTGATTCAAAAGGTCTGCTGTATGTGTTACCCACAGAGTTCTACGCTGCAGTTTCGCAGCAAGGGCTATCCCCATCTGGGTTTTTCCGCTCCCGCAGGGGCTTTGCAAGATGCCGCATCCAGCTATCTCCATTGCTTCCACAGCCTCCTTCTGATAGTCATATAAAGGGACTTCTGCGCCAGGGTATAGGATTGACCCATTATCCGCCAAATCCTGTTCAATGATGGTGTCTGCGCCCCGGTACGGCCTTACCAGCTTCCCCGCGCCACACGGGATCACCAGGCTTGATCCATCCACGTGATAGAAATACAACTGCTGGTCTGTATTTCCCGTCCAGAGTCCCATACGCTGCTTCTTGATATAATCCGGGTTCGGCATGGTGAGCTCCTGCCTTACCGTCTCAATCAGTTCCTGGGGCGGGTCTTGTATCCGTATTTCGTTGCTGATGGTTACTTTCATAACTGCTCAATCCTTTCAAGCCATGCACCCAAAGGCGCTCCATAATATTTCGCATGTCCGCGGTCTATATGCCGTATCCCATTGGACCATGCTTCTTCCAGGTCACTGATTCCCATGAGGAATGCCTCCCCATCCGGAAATCTCACCACAAAGATTCCTTCCGAGTTGCCACATTCCATCCATAGCTTCATAGCGTTTTTCTGGTTTTCCTCTATTCTGCGTAAATAAAAGCTGCCGGACCGACAATCCTTACAGTCAAATACCAACGTTTCCCCGTCCCTGGCCGCTATCACATCGAATGGCTGGCCGTTCTGGTTGTCCTGCATCCTGTGTACCCAGAATCCATGGTCTGACAGCTTCTGCGCAAATTCTTTTTCAAAGTCTGTACCATTGCTTTTATTGCTCATTTTTACCTCCTGTTTCACGAAGTCTAACCTTTTTCCTTAATTGTCTACCCTTGTCTTCCCCTGATTAAGGGCTTCAAACCCTTGATTTTACTGGGGGTCTAACCGTCTGACCAAAAATCACCGCTTATAGGTGCACATTTTTAGTAAGAAAAAAAATAACGTTTTTCTCGCGCGTCACGTATATGGTATTAGGTTAGACAGGTTAGACGGTTAGACTATATACTTTAAAGCCGCATTTTTGCTGGCCTTTCTGGTCTAACCTGAGGGCTAACCTAAATTTTACAGGTTAGACTTTAATCAAACGGCAGTTCCATCTGTTCGTCTTCTATTGCCATAAAACCATCCGAATCCACATCCGGTTCCATATTTAATTTCACATAGTTTGCCTTGATTCCGAACACCTTCGTGTTATGGATATATTTCCCCTGTGAGTTTCGGATGACGCGTTCTTTTGCTGCCCATTTCTTACTGACTGCAGCGTAATCAAATCCATTCTTTTCCAGGAACTCACATAGCACATCTTTGTTTATCACAGCCACAGGCGGTGTCTCTGGATGCTCTTCATCATCATCAATCCTTCCCCATACCTCACCTTTGTTCGCGGAATCCTCCTCATTTGGGTTCTGAAAGCGTACCGGGTTTTTTGCGATCCAGTTCAAGATTGACTGATAAGACCGTTCTGCAACATCTACCTCATTTGCGCTACGCAGATACATTTTTACATCATCAACCGTGAGCGGCCTCTCACCTGTAAAAACAACTTCCGTTAGGATCCTGTCCGCCAATAAGATACAGGCCATTGCCATTGCCTGCTTCTCTGTGGTGTCCAGTTTGCACATGACATCAAAATATCTCTTGTACTCCTCCTGCAGTTCTTTCTTTTCCACTCCCTGGAGATATTCAACCAGTATTTTTCCGGCATATCCATAATTTTCTGTCAGGATACCCACCGTCCGGTTTCCATCTTCCAGGAGCTTTTCTTCCACCTCGATCTCAATGACACGGTTTTTTGAGCCTGCCCGGCTATTTGCTTTAGTGATCGGTTCTTCCCCGGTAAAAAGGTAGCTGCAGCGCCAAGTCTTAGTCTCTTCCACGCCGCCTGTAGCCCTGCCGCGCCCCCGGTCGATGCCTTCTGTTATCTGATATATCAGTTGATCAAAATTGGTCGTCCATTTATCCTTCATGGTCTGCAGCTCATCCCCGGCATAAGGCAGAGAATATAAAAAGGCAGAAGTACGCATGATGTTCACTTTTGTAGTGTTCATGGTTTTTACCAGGCCGCCCATCTTGGGATTCCCCCAGATAGACATGGCCGCCATGATAGCTACTGTCTTGCAGGTTCCAGACTCTCCGGACCAGATGTGGAGGACAAAAGGCAGCGCATTTACTAACTCGATCAGACAGCTTGCAAAGCTGGCCGCAAACGCCATGCGCACGATCTTATTCTTCCGCAGGATGCTGCAGTGCTCTTTCCAGACCGAAAAATCCCCATTCTCTTTTACATTTTTGTATATCACGTCAAAAGCTTCGTCTCCGTCATATACAATATCATCTGCGTAGGGCATAAACTCACTCCCTGCCCATCCCAGGCGGTTGATCGATTTCCTGGGTTCCAGCTTTGCAGGGTTCAGGCCAATACAGTCGCTGATATACTTCACCAGGGGCTTTGCGTTTTCAGACGTCACTTCAATGCCGATATCACTCAGCACATCAACAATGGCGGAATTATCCGCACATACCTTACGGTTCACGGTTACATTCTGCCACTGTCCATATTTAAAATAGGCCAGTTTTACCCGTTCCCTTCCGGTATCCACATTTTTGTAGATCTCTATTGGCAGGATTGGGTGGGTACATGCGTTGACAAAGACTGGCTGTCCATGATTGTCAAATTTCTGCATAGACACCCCCAGATCGGTCGCTCTCCAGGGGCCGCACTGCAGCTCCAGGGCCTGCCCAGTAAAATTTGTGCTGTTCCCGGTCTCCTTCATCTTCTGGCTGTAATCCATAAAGAAGGCTTTTAGGATAGAATTGAACTCATTTGCCCGTTTCATCTGCCTTGCCTTATTTTTCAGAGCTTCTATGTACTGGGCGCGTTCCACATTGCCTTCTATCTCGAAGATCTTATAAAAGATTTCATCTGGAAATGGCTCCCCCGCCGTCAAAGCTTCCATACCAGTCAATAACTCGTTTTCGGATCTCTCCAACCTTCTTCACCGCCTTTTCATCGTTAAAATAATCCTCCAGGTCGTTCCTCAGGCAATCCAGGCGGTACTCTACGATCGTGAGCTCCTGTGCTGCCTCTACAAAATGCCGGTCCCGCGGGTCCCTTATCGCCTCACACAGAAGCCGCCTGTACACTTCCAGTACGGTATAAGCTTCCTTCCGGAACTGTTCCCGCCGCTTTCTCTCCCGGATCCGCAGATCCCTTTCTCTCTTTTCCCGGTAGGAAAGTCCTTCTGTTTTTATGGGCAAGGAAAAGTCTTCTATCAGCTTTCTGGCCGCGCCCTCATTATTGATCCCATACAGCCTGGAAACAAAAGTGATAACGTCCCCGCCAGAGCCACAGGAAAAGCAATAATATCCCTTATCATTCGGATATATCTTCATACTGGGCTTTTTGTCATTATGGAAAGGGCAGAGGCACCGCCCCTGCCTGTCCACCGAATATCCATAAAACTCTGCCGCCTGGCGCATACCCACCCGCTGCTTGATCTCCTGATAATCCTCTTTACATAAATGGGAGTTCTTCATCAATACCATCCGGGATATTCATAAATCCCCTGCCTGCAAGCTGCGGGTCAGAAGACGGGGCTGGAGCGGGGGTAGACACTGCAACGCTTGCTGTGTTTTCCAGTAGCTTATCTTCTGGTATCTTTGCATCCTTCAGGCCGTCAATACTACGGATCTGAAATATCTTTGTAGCGAACGCCATCCTATGGTCATCCGTTTCAAACTGCTCACGTCCCATGACAGCACCAAATTTCTTCCCGACAAGCGTTTTCTCATTTCCTTCAAGCCCCCACGGGAACTGGTATCCTGGATTTGACTTTTCGATACTGGTCATCAGCCCTTTAAAAAACGGCAGGCTGGAGCCGTCCATGATCTGCTTATGCACCCCTTTATATTTAGCTCTGTCTCCACTCATTCGTTTTGCCGCCTCAAACTGTGCCTGGTAAAAATCCTTATGCTCTCCTTCGGCAATATCAAACAGGATCGCTATCTGCGGTCTTTCGTTCTGTGATTGTGTCTCACTGACCTGTCTTATCTTACAGATATATAGCCCTGCCGGGAGCTGCATGGATTCCCCCGTATAAGCCTGCGCCTCATCATACCCCTGTGGTTTCTTTATCATCTTTCTTTTCCTCGCTTTCTTTATTCTTCGGGTTTTCTATCCCGTAGTATTCCCGAATGGTGTTATCCACCATCAGGAGGTCATTGTCAATCTCAATATCAGCAAACATGTCATCCGGTGCCTTGCTTACTGCCCCGTCCCTGGACTGGGTTACAAACGCATACCGTTCACCTTTGACCGCCCGGAGCACGATCGTAAACATGCCTTCCAGGCAGACTTTCTCATCCAGCAGCTTCCCGATGGTTTTGGGCTTGATATCCCCGAAATCGTTGGTGTCCTCATGCATGATGACATAAACGATCCTGTCCTCCGGAGCTTCATCTGCAATGCATTTCACCAGTCTGTAAAAATCATCGGCAAGCTGGTTATACAGGGAAAAGACGGCGTTCCCCTTGCCCGTGGTGTTATGCCCGTCCATAAACTGTCCAGTGATCAGATAACCTGCATCGTCAATAATGATTGATTTTGGCCACTGTTTACTCTTCGCTGCAGCCTTTATCTTTCCATAATCACAGCATACGTTTCCTGGTAATTTTCCCCGAAATGGAAGTGGTTTGTTCAGTACCCTGATGAGGCCAAAATCTTTTCCTACACAATCTTTCATGCTCCGGCTTTTTCCTGTACCGGACTTTCCTATGATCAATACTGGGATTCCCATTTATTTATCCTCCTTCCGGAAATCTATACTCTCAAGAGCTTCCAGTACACGGTTCCCATCATCTCCCAGCTTGCTGGAACAAACAGCCAGAGCAGAATTCTGATTCTTCCAGATCAGCAGATCCCCCTGCTCATTCCTGGCCGATGGTCCCATAGGTGCGCTCTCGTCTTCCAGCTCTTTCAGATCTATGATCCTATATAAACTCTCTGATAAGGCGATCAGACTGCCTGTCTTTTTGGACTGCAGGATCCTGTAGGCGCTCCAGTTCGTATCAAATATGTAGCCTACGGTCAATCCGCCGTGATTAAAAGCATCTTTTATCCATTTTTTGAACATTGTCTTATTTAGGAACATCTCTCTCCTCCTTACCTTTTTCAATCCCATGCCGGATCCCGTCCAGCACAAACTCCATTTCATCAAATGACAGATGCCACACAGATGAGACCATGGTCTTGGTAAGCTTTGCTGATAGATCCATAAGCTGGCCCATCCGGTATGGTGTCATCTCAATCTTCTCATCCATAAGCGTTACCTGATATTAAGGTGGGTCCCATATGGTTTCAGGGAAGCCCACTCCACTTCTTTTTCCTTTAAGAGTTCCCTTACCTTGTCCTTGTCTACTACCGGAGGCTGTGGGATCAGGAACCTGCCTGGTATGTCATCCAGGTTGTCCGTAATCTCCATAGGCTGCTTTCCTCCATTTTTAGACACGCTGAAGCTGAACAGGACAGTCTTGAATTTAGTCTTTCCAATAAACTCCAGGTTTGACTGCAGGGTGTCTTTCAAACGCTGCGCCCTATTTTCCAGGGACATCCTGCGGGCGGTAAGCCTTGCAGCTTCCGCCTTAAGAGCTTCTGCGTCGGCCAGCATGGATTTAATGAGTTTTGCATAGTTGTCGGCCTTGTCCTCAATTTCTCCCTCAATAGATTCCAGGGTGTCTAAGATCACCTGTTCATCTGTCTCGCCGTCATATAGCATTTCAGCAATGGATTCCCATTCCTCAGTTAATTCATATAATTTACTCATTGACTAATCCTCCGTATCTACCCTATAATAAGGGTGTTTTTATTTATCAAGTCCCTGATTGCTTCCCGGCGCCAGGGGCTTTTGCAATGTCTATTTTTTCTAATTTTCCGCGCTCGCCTACGCGGTGGAACTGATTTGCGAAGTCAAGTATCGCATTGCGGGCCGCTATATACTCTGGGTCATCACAATCCAGCTTGCAAAAGTGGTATGCCAATTGCACGGCAATACGCTTGCACACCTTGACCGCAAGACCTCCACACCACAATGGCCAGCACGAAAAGTCCAGGTCGGCTCCTCTCAGGTCGGCTCCTCTCAGGTTGGCTCTTCTCAGGTCGGCTCCGCTCAGGTTGGCTCTTCTCAGGTCGGCTCCTCTCAGGTTGGCATCTCTCAGGTTG